CCGGCCCGCATAGCATTACCGGCACGCCGGCGCTGATTAACTTCACGACAAGCGGAAAAAGGAAGTGCTGGCCTTCCGTTTTTGTCACCTTGTCACCGTTGACAATTTCAACGCGCACCGTGCGCGGCATCGCGGTTGCCACTTCACTTGTGACAAGGGCGCGGATCGCGCTTTCATCCATCTTCGCGGGCGCTTTCTCAATTTCCTCCGCGACAATGACGCGCACGGCATCCTCATCTAGTGGCGCAACGGCGGGCGCTAACATGGCAAGGGCGCGTTGCATTAGTTCTCCGGGCGTTTCGTCGCCACTTGGCACGATAGCGCGGGAAATGGGCGCTGGAGTTGCGGGAATTGTATCACAGTCAATTTTCAGCCTTTCGCACCACTGGCGCAGCTCTTCCGTGGAGTATTTGCCGATCGTGGCGCTATCGCCAAGTCCGGCGGCGCTGGCAGCGGCATAATGTGCGTTACGATATTCGCGCAGAAGAGCGCGGAGTGAGTGAGCGTTGAGTGTTTCGATGGTTTTCATATATTGGATTGGTTTTTGTGTGTTTTGGTTTATGGTGTGACTACTCCCCGCCGCTCCCCCGCCAAGCGAGGAAGCGGAACGGGAATGGTCAAGCTAGAATCGGCTTCCGTCCTCCTCATATACTTCTTCGTCCTCGTCTAAATATTCGAGAATCCCCGCTTCACTTGCGTGATATTCTAAGTCTTTCTCGCAGATTGAAGCTATTTCATCCGCCGCGCAGTCAAATGCTTTTCCTAGCGTGTCCCCGCTAAGGAGCGACTTCCACACGGCTTCCGCAATGTCCTCGTCAAAGCATACGCCAGTGAAGCCACAATCACCGGGAAAAGCCATGTCTGCGAATTTCTTTGGCCGTGTGTATCCGTGCGCGAGTAGCACGCGAAGGAAGCGAGCAAGGGCGCGGCTTCCTGCGTCGTCGCAGTCAACCTTGGCGAAGTTATTTCGATTATACGGCCCAATATTCCAGTCACTAAGGCGCAAGTCGCAAGCACTCACGATTGCCTTAAGCGAGTCCATACACTCGCCAAGCGTGAAGTTGTCAGGATCGGAATAAACATCCTCGGCCTTGTCTTTAAGCACGCGCTTTTTGGCGTCGTCGCTTAGTTCTTTGAATGATAGGAGTTTGATTTGTAGCGTTTTCATGGTGTTTTTTCAGTGGTTAGAGGGTGGGTGTTAGTTTGTGCGATAGATGAAAAGCTCGCCCTCTTCGTTTTCCTCGCCGTCATAGCTGGAAAGGAAATGCCCGCGCCCATCCATGCGAGCATCGCGTTTCCACATTTCCTCGTCGAATTTGATATAGGCGGACAAATTGCCAACCTCTAGCTTTTCAATTTCTGGCGTGATACATTCCTCAATATACGAGTCGAGCGACTGATCCCACGCGCCGTCCGCCTCGCTATCGCTGCCAATGGCGTATTCTGCGCATCCGTAGCTGAATACAGGCATGCCATAGTGATCGTGGCGTTCCCGGCTCAATTCGTCCGGCTGACAGTCAATATGAGCGCAAAGGGCGCGCACCTGTGGAATCATGTCGGCATCATGTCCGGCATCGGTGATTTGTTCGTCTGTTATTGTGTTTTGTGTTTTCATTGTGGTTTGTGTGTGTGGTTTGTGTGATTAAAGGCTGCCCGATGTATAAAGCGAGATTTGCAGTGACGTATAAAGTGCACAGGCGATGCTGATCAAAGTCGCAACGGTCGCGACTGCCAGCGTGCCAGCGATTACGTTTTGGATGAGGTTTTCGGTTTGGTTTGTTTTCATATGTAGAAAGCTATAGCATCGTGAAAAAAGGTCAACAACAATTTTGCTATTCACTAACGGAAAACCGCGTTTTGCCTACGTAAACGAGCGCAAAAATAAATTGAAACGGGGCGGAAAACAGAGCGGGAAATGGGTGGGAATTGCACGCTTTCAATGGGGCGCGTGTTGCCATACCTTGTCAGCATGACAACGCACACGCACGCAATACAGAGCGCAATAGAAAGAGCCGATGCAATAGAGCAATCCACGCATGGCCTGCCATTACACGCCAGTCAATCACCCGTTGATCTACATCGAGCCATGATTAACGCATTGGCGAGGCTATCGGCGCGCGCTGACAAGCTGGCAAGCCATACGGTCAACGGCCCGCCATTGTCAGCGGATGACGAATGACAAGCGGGCGCGAATATACGCACGCGCAGACTATCACGCGCACACGATGATCTGGCATAGCGCGAGAGCGGGAGGGACTGACAAGGCCGGGAGGGACTGACAACGCACGAGCGTCAAATACTACGCACGCGTATCAAATCCGTGGAACATTCCACAGAAATGCTACGCATACGTATCAATCTTGTGGAACGTTCTACAGAGATATTACGCACACGTAGGTTCTCCGTGGAACATCTGTTCTACAGTAGGTTCCGCACAGCGATTTTGCCCTAGCTACGAAAATGCTAAGAGTGAACGATGATGCAGCTTTTTTAGCACTTTGTTTTGCTCACGATTTTAGCAACAGTGTTTGCGGGAGACTTGGGAAGAATGTTTTAAGTTCGCTTGCGTTTCGTCGAACGGGCGCGACCCGTAAGGCAAAAAGGAAATCGTGTCAAGATTATAGCAATTTTACAGAGAAAGGTTTTGACACTCACTTGCAAGCAGTGCATTGGTTCGTCGTGCGCCCGCTGAGTTCTTTGTGGTGTTTTTCATTCTCGGCGGGCGCGCCTCTCTTTCCAATCCAATCAATTCAACAACTCTATGGAATATCTGGGCGTAAATGAAGCCAGCCGATTAACGGGCAAGTCTCCGACCACAATAAAGAAGCGGGCAACGAATCTGCCTTATACGATGGGCGGAGAGCGCAATACTACTATGCAATACGAGGCTCCTGCATTGTTGGAGGCTATCTATTGCGGCGGAACTGGCAACGGAGATAGTTCGGCTGTCACAACCGAGCAGGCGCAAAAGGAACTGGCGATTGCACGGAAGCAGCAGATTGACCTTCAAAACGAAGTGCTCCGCAAAGAGCGCGTGCCGTTGGAAACACTGGAGCAGATTAACGAGGAAGCGTTCGCAAACGTCGCGGCGATGCTTAAAGCGCAGACAGGCAAGACGCTGACGGAGGAATTGATCAACGACATATACTCACAGTTTCGGGACATCGCGGCTAAGGTGAAAGAGAAGGCATGAACGACCTGATTTCAGCCGCATCCTACCGCCAGAGCATCGCGCTACAAATCGAGAAGAACTTTGCGCCGTGGAGCAAGATGGCCCCAGAGGAATGGGCTGAACAAATCTACCGTTTGCCGAATGGCGGGCGGTTCAAATGGGATTACGCGCCATACACAAAGGCAATGCACGCCAGCTTATTTGAGCGCAACGTAGTAGAGACATCGTATATGCTGTATTCACGCGGGCTGAAATCAACGGTTGTATTGCTTGCGCTTGGATACATCATTGACCAGCAGCCGAGGCGCATACTTTCGCTTTGGCCGACGAACGACAACGGAGAAAAGTGGAGCAAGGATTGCCTTGTGGGTGAATTATTCGACACCACGCCTTGCCTTCACTACCTTGGAAGCGGGGCTAAAAAGCGAAGCGGCGACCTGACCATGATGCACAAGAAATATCATGGCGGGCTGATTGATATTTTCGGGGCAAACGCGCCGGGCGACATGAGGCGCGCAAAAGGTTCGTTTCTATACGCCGATGAAATTGACACCGTTGGAGAAATTGCCACAGACGAAGGCGATCAGTTTGCTATATTCTCAAAGCGCGGCGACGAATATCCCGACACCATCCGCGTGTATGCCAGTTATCCCGGCCTTTGCGTTCTGGATTCCAACGGAAAGCCCGCGAAAGGTCACTCGCGCATTGACTCCAAGATGCGCCAAAGCGACGGCAATCAATGGTTCTCTACGTGCGTTCTTTGCGGCGGCGAGCCGTTCGTGATGCACCGCTCAATGCTTCGTTACGAAGAGGACAAGACAGAGTTTGCACGGCTGGAATGCCCGCGCTGCAAAGGATTATTGGACGACTCGCAACGCTACGCGATGGCGCACAAGCAGGGATTCAACAACTGGAAACCTCAACGCGAGTTTCGCGGGCGGCGCGGATTTCACGCGAACGCAATGCTTTGGCCGCATCCAACCGACCCCGTGAAATGTCCCGGCGGCGCGTTGCAAATGATAGCCGATCAAGAAATGGCAGCAAAACGAAGCGACAACCCGCAACGCTCATTGCGAGTCGTTGTCAACACCGTGGACGCGGAACCGTTCAACCCCGACACGAAAGACGAAACTCCGCCAGATTGGACGGCTATCTACAATCGGCGCGAGGACTACGCCACGCCAAGAACCAAAGAAAAGCCAGACGGCGTAATCCTAATGCCAGAGGGCGCGCTTGTCCTTGTGGCAGGCGTGGACGTGCAGCCGGATCGCTTGGAGGTTCACAAAGGCTGCTACGGGCGCAAACAGGAGTATTGGGCGGTTGAGCACGTTGTCATTCCCGGCGACATCAA